CCGGCGGCGGTGGATGCCGGTGATGATCTCAACGCGCTCGATGGGCTTCGACATAGGCGTGCGCCTAGGCTTCAACCTAGGCCCTCCGGGCTATGCCGCGTGTCCAGTCGAATTGGGGGCCGCTCCAGCAAGCGTAGGGGCAGGAATGCGTCGCCAGAGGACGATCGTGCGGATATTCCCTGCTCAAGGAGATCAATGGCGGCCACCGGAGCCGCCACCTCATCAAGCTCGGCTAACGTAGCCGGAGACTTCGCCAATCGCTCGCGAAGCCGTAGTGCGGATCGATTGCTGCCAAGGCCACCAAAGCTGCCAGGTGCGACCTCAGGAACGTAGCGCTTGCCGAGGACTACCTGCACCCGGTCCTCCGGGGAGCCTGACATATCGGCTAGGAAGCGCCGCAGTTGCTTCTCGACCTCCGGATCGTCGGCGCTGCCGAGTGTTGCAGATGTCGCAACAAAGCGGACATCACCCGGCGCCATCCCGAAAGCATGGAGTGTGCGTCGCAGCAGCAGCGCCATCTCGGCGGCCTGCGAACCGATGTAGGTGTGGGCTTCATCGAGCACGACGTAGCGCAGGCGACCCTGCGACGCCTTTAGGATTGGAGCGTCCTGCGTGCGGAGTAGCATGTACTCCAACATCGTCGCGTTTGTGATGAGCAGTGGGGGCGGGTCCCGCCGCAGGCTTGAACGATCGAGTACCTCCCAAGGACGCAACGCCTTCTGCGCAGATGGCAGATTCTCCGGCGTGTTTCCGTTGTAGAGGCTGAAGCGAACCTTCCCAGCGAAAGGCGCTGTCCAGTCTGAGAGGCGGTCGCGCTGGCTGGCGATGAGCGCGTTCAGTGGATACACCAGCAGTGCCTGCACACCAGTGAGTGTGCCTTTCTCTTGCGACTGGCGGACAAAGTCGTCGAGGATTGGGACCAGGAAGCTCTCAGTCTTGCCGGAACCTGTGCCAGCCGAGACCAGAACACTCCGCGCGGCCTCCTCCTTCAGCAAGCGCCAAGCCTCAACCTGGTGCGTGTAAGGGCGTAGCGTTGGCGGCAAAGTGTTACGTTCGCGACCTTCCTTCGGATCGATCGGGGCGGCCTCAGCCAGCGCCGCGACTGTCTTTTGGTGAAGCAGGCCGTCCGCTACGAGCTCCTGCAGTGTCTGCTTGACGGGGAGGTGCCCGAATGCCGCTTCCAGAACTGGTGCGGCCAAAAGCGCACCGGGCTGACCCGCCGGCCGTGAGAGCCGCGCACGTAGCGCCTCACGAAGTGGATCCAGCGCTATTCGGCTGCGGCCAATCGCGGCTTCAGCTGCGCGCGATGCTAGGGCCTCGACCAGTGGCACGATGCGGCGATCAGCCATTAGCGCAGAGTTCCGGCAAGGTTGATGCCTCAGCTATCTCGGATTGCAGGGCGACACGAAAGCGCTGGTCGAACTGATCTTCGGCGAGGTGCCGGCAGAATCGAACCGCAGCGAGCAGACGAACTGGTAAGGGCTGGCCAGAAACGGCGCGACGGGCGGCGATGATCGCAGCACCGGCGCGCGTCTCGGGTGAGAGGTTCTGCCAGTCAGGCGCCGCCTCAATTTCGGCTCGCCAGACCGCCTCGTCAGGCGGAGGCCCAATCAGGTGCCTCAGCATAGCCCGAAAATGGGGGTGCTTGAGCTGCTCGAAGGACGGCTCATTCGGCGAGTGGGGCAACCCGAGATGCTCGCGCACGTACCAGGCCGCCCCAGCCACAGGTGGACAAAGAGAGCAGGCCTCGTTCAGCCGAAAGGCGAGAACCTGCTTAACGATCTCTAGATCCGCTGAAGTCGCATAGTGCCGGATCATGACACGGGCGGCCTGCAGCCATGTGGAAAGCGGTACCAGCGACCAGGCGATGGGAAGCTCATCCTCAAGTGCGGCCAGCCGCGAAAGCCGCGCGTCGTCCGCGCGGAGCATCCAGCTCGCTAGAACGGCGGGTATGCGCGCCACCGCCTCGAGAAGTTCAAACGAGAGCGCAGGAGCGACACGACCCGCCGCGTCGAGCATTGAGTCGAGCAGACTCCAATCCGCCTCCGCGTCGGCAGCATACGGATCGTCGGCCAGCTCGCTGAGGCGCGTGTCAAACGCCTCCACGCGCATCGATCGCTCTGGCAGATCGACAGCTGCAGCCAGCTTCCCCGCGGTAGCAACGTCGGAGGGGTCTGTGGTCCAAACACGTGGACGGACGAGCCCCGACAGACTTCCGTCGCCGACAACTAGCCACGGGCCCTGCTCATTTGCAGACGGAAGCGCCCAAGCCAAAGCCCCATCGTGCAGAAGGGGTCTGGCCGGCTCACTGGGGCGCAACAAGTTTAGCGCCGCCAACTCCTGACCAGGTAAGCGCGGCAGCGTACGTCCATCGATCGACCACAGGTACGCCTGCCGTCTCTCCGCATCGACATGCACTGTGAACGCGAAGGCGGCCAGCCGGAGTGCCGGCCCAGGGATGCCCCCGCGCAGCACCTCAAGCTGAAGTTCGGCGTCCTGTGAATAGGCCGTCGTGCAAAGTCGACGAAGTGTTCGCTTAATGCGCGCGAGAGGCATCTCGCCAATAAACGTCATGCCCATACCAAGGCGGAGCTCCGCGAGTGGTCCCCTTGGGGGTGCGGTTAATCTGACCGCGAGTTCCACCGACTCGTCGAGCCGTCCACCGCCCCGTGCCGTCAGGTCACCGCACGCACCGAACGTTTGAATTGCGCCACCCTTGAGCATACGTCCGTCAGGGCCCGCGAAACCGCCCTTTGCGAGATACAGCGGCAGGCGATGCCTTACCTCCAGCGCGCTGCCTTGGATGCCGAGTGCAGTCACGACCGTGAGCTCTGCAGGGGGCGATTCGTCGAGGGTCATCTGCAAAGACACCTCATCGTCCACTGTGTCGCGAGTCGCGTTTGGAAAGCCATCGACCCGAACCATCGTCGGTGGAAAGCCGGATACTCGGACGGTGCACTCACGCCCATTCCGAACCGCCGTAGAGATCTGAGTACCCGTAGGCAGAACTAGAACTTGCCGCCGGTCGAGAATCACGTCGCCTTCAATCAGCGCGACGTCCATCTCCCCGACGCGCCATGCTTCTCGGCCGACCGCTTCCCAAACCCCACGCTCCTGTGCGGGGCGCAACCAGATGCGTGCCTCCGCGCGTGCTGATGGCGTACCTACCCCTGGCGGACCGATCGTGACGCAGGGATGCGGGATTTTCCAGCTCGGCTTGCTCGCGTCGATTGAGAGAAGAGCCGCGGCGCCCATCTGCTTGGCCCCGGTCTGCAGCCGAATGCCGCTGCGTTCGCCGTGTTCGCGCCAGACTGCTGTATCCGTGATCTCGAATATGACGCGCTGCGTGCCCATGATAGGACCAAGCTCGCGTACGGCTCCTGCTGCGGATTCAAGGCTACCTGCGTTGGGTTCGACTGCGACGAAAACGCGGCTCCTCGACGTGGTACGGCTCCCGTACCCCACATGAACCAAGAGTGTGGGATCGTCGCCGAGCGAATCCTCTTCCAGGTCTTCGAGAATCCAGGGCACGTCCGAGAGCGGCTCCCCGCCAGGGAGATGCGCTCGTCCGAGTTCATTCCCATCGACGACAAGGCGCGCAGCAGCTTCAACTTGGGCTGCAAGCAGTATCGGCTGCCGGCGCAGAGGCTGAAATCGCCATCTGTCTTCACCCTCACGCTCAGCGAAGGCTAGCTCAGGGGCCTCGTGACTCTCCAAAACAAAGCGGACACGCAACGGCGGATCTTTGCTGGCGAAGGGCGGGTCAGCAGTGATCGAGCCCGGCAAAAATCCCGCACCCTCCAATGATAATGCGGTGTGCCACGCTTCGCCCTTCCGAACGACTACACGTCGGACGAGAGTTGTGAGCGGTCGAAGGGTTGCCGCCTGGACGCGCGGAGCGGCTAGCAGCGAGCCAATCAGTTTGGCCGCATCCCGGTCATCTAAATCGAGTGGCAGCTTCTCTCGCCAGCTTGGATGCCGTTCATTGAGGTACTCGACGGAAGCCGCACCACTAAGATGTGCCGGGAGGTGCCTTCGCCATTCGCGCAGCTCCATGAGAAGCTCGGCGGCGAGCGCAAGCGTATCGGACTGGCGCCAAGCAGACGGGAGGGCGGTGGCGCGTCGGTCTGCGAACATTTCTGCATCGCTCGCAGACGACACGTTATAATCGTCGAGATCGCGTTGCAGCTGCCGGAGGAAATGCGCGAAGTCGGCGCGGCCTAGCAGCGCTGCCGGGATCCCACCTTCCAGCACCAGGGAGCCGAGGAAACGCCGCCCTTGCCCATTTTCCCGCAGTGGGCGCTTCCAGAAGTTGAGTCCCTTCTCAACGTACCGACGCATGACTGGCTCGTCGTAATACGAACCAAGCAGCCTGGTTACCGTCGACCAGGTCCATGCTCCACCAGCGTGATTTCGACGCAATGTGTCTGCCGCGAACAGGCAAAACAGAGCTGAAATATAGGTTTCGCCGGCCCCCTCAGCGCTGGATTGCTTCAGCAGAATATCCCTAGCTGCCTTAGCTTCGGCCACACTGAGACGATGCCGGCACAGCGGCTTGCCAAGCTCTAGAGAGCCCCCGCGCGCGCCTGCAAAAGCACGCAATAGGAAGAGATTTGCTCGAAAATTGTTCGCGCTCACGCGGGGCATGCTTGCGGATTACACAGAGCGTTGCAAGCGCATCGAAGTAGTAGCGTATCATAAGGGAGACGCGGTAGCGCCAGTGATCAGGCGCCAGGGGAGTGGGGGGAGGCGTCGGCATGAGCCGCAGCGGGTGATCGGCGATTTCGTCGCGGCCGAGATTGCCGTTAGGCCCGCGGGGTCGATCAAGCACCAGATCACACTGGCCAGGCTGCCGCTGGCCAAGGATGTCGACGAGTTCCGGTTCGACGGCACGCCGATCAATAGGACGCTCGCGGCAGGGCCGAATCAAGATTCGCTGACGTAAGGCGGAGAAGATCCGCCGATTGCCCCACTGGCGGCGGCTCCCGGCGGGCCAGGGCGCCATCTCGGTCCGCCGACTGCCGCACAGAGCCGAGTGAGAATCCTCGCCGTGGATCGAAAAGCCCGAACGCTGATCATCCAGCGTTCTTTCCGTCTTTGACGCCAGCCACCGCGGGGCGCGTACGGTGATTGATCTCTCAGGCGGGCCGCGTCACCGGCTTAATGTCCACCACGAAGATCGGGGCGTCTGAGCCGCGGGATGGCGGCGGGTTGTCGATGGCGTTGACAACGAGCATGGCGACGATGAGTGCGAGCACGAACCGGATCATGATGAGTACCCCTTACTGGACTGAGGGAAGATTGAGCCCGTACATTTTGCGCAGCCATGCGGTCTGCGAGCTTTCCGCCAGAGGGCGGTCATGCGTAGGCAATCGGTAGGTAAGATCGGCCGCGCACGGATCCTCCGCAGCCAGCGCCTGCCAGCCCTCGAGTGCAAGCGTGCTCTCCTTGGCTAAGCTGCCGATCACCAAGGTGTTGGCCGCGACGGGCAGTCGGTTCGGATGGCCGGCAGGGTAGAGATTCAGCACACAGCGCACATCATCCAGGTTCTCCTTCTTCTTCAGGAGTTTCTCGATCTCCCCATCCGAAAAGACTGAGAAACCACCGTTCATCTCGTGGCGTTCGTGGCGAAATTCACTGAGAACTGCGAACTGATTGAAGCGAGCATAGCCGATGAGTGCCTGCAATTCGGCGCCACTCCATTCGACCTCTTCGCCGACCTGGTTTTCCTTCGCATGACGCAGAAGCTTCGCTGCCTCGGCGAACTGAGTCGCGGCTCGGTGAGGTGCACGTCGGCGATCGTCGACCTCGTTCGCCTGCTTGAGCACCTGAACGATACGCCAGTTGATGTGGGCGCCAATGATGTCCATCGCTGCGCGCCGGACCGTCTGATCCGCATCAACCCCCGGATAGGCGAAAGTTTCCCGCGGAAGTATGCTGAGCTTGTCTTGGAAGTACAAACAGCGCAGCCTCGCAACACATTCGGCTTTGTCCTGCCCGGCTTTTTCCTCTGGCAACCCAATGGCTCGGATCTCATCGAGCCACTTGTCGAAGGGCTTCGGGAAGCGCAGGGCTGGCACGCCAAAGCGCTTGTTCAAGGTCCTGCTATGGGCCGCGTCGATGCGCTCGCGCGTTGCAGGCCCAATGCCACGATCGCCCTTCAGGATGCCGCGGATATTCGTCCGATCGAGACCGGTATCTTTCGCTACGGCGCTCTTGGACGACCAGAGGACCAGAGCCTCGAGCTTGTCCCGCGTGGGACGCGCCTCTTCGAACATTCGACCCCCCACCCTGAGTGACAGTGTCTACATCTCTGCGTCGCGAATATGGCAGCGAGCGCGACGCTGTCACAGGGGGCTTCCACCAGGGAAAAGCCCCACCTCCGAAAGCCACGCTACTCGACACCGTCTTCGGTCACCTCGGGCCGAGGGCGGATGGGTCAATAGCTCAAGCTCAGCCCCAGGGGCGGCGATCGTCCCGGCGCCTCTGAACCGGCCCCGACCATCCAGCTAACGTCGATCTCGACGCAACTCCGCGTCGCTCAGGAGACCGATATGACCAGCATCAGGACCCTTGTGATCGCCGCCCTCGTGGCCATGGGCGCGGCCATCCCCCTTGGCATGAGCACCGCCCATGCCGACGGCTGGACCAACACCGGTGGCTTGGCTTGGTTCAAGTAGAGCCGCATTCGCTCCCCCGACCGAGCCACGCCTGGCGGGGGGCGCTACCGCATCCGGATCCGCCAGCGCGGTGCAATGGCAAAGCGACTGGATTGAAGGGCGGTCGCTCCTTCTTCAATTGGTCACCATCGTCGCAGGAACACGAGATCAATGTCCAAGATGATATCATCGGCGGGCTGCGCCCTCATCGACTCTCGCCAGACCTGCCGAGAAGCACTCGTGCGAGATGGCCCATACAGTGAGACGGTAGAGCCTTCGGGCCATCGCCCACCAACGCCCATCAGCCGCCGTCGCCTATTCCCGCTGGCGATGACTGCCCTCGCCGCCATGGGAACCGGCGGTCCGGCCGCGCTGCTGATGACACCGCGCCGCGCTGTCGCCATTGATCCGGTGGCGGCCCTCTCCTTCGGCTTGACCGCCGTCAAACTGTTCACGAACAGTTCGCCCAGCCCGATGTCGCTCATGCTGAGAGCGATCAACGACAAGATCGACATCATGGCGGGCCAGATCGCCAACATCCAGGATGCGGTCGCCAACCTCAGCCTCGCGGTGGGCGCTCTTCCCAACGTCTTCGAGAGCATCCTCGATGCTCGCGACACCCGTCACATCATCGAGTCCATCAACGCCGTCGGCGGCGAATGGCGCGAGCTCTTCGACGCAGGATGGACGCCTGAGGAGGCCTACGCGAAGCGCCGCTCCCAGGTCGAGGCGATGCTCAGCCGGATGCGCGCCGCCCGCCACCACCTGACCTCGAACCGGCGCGGCGCAGACCCCCTTGCCGGCATCATTCTGCCGATGGCGCTCGGCCTCGAGGGTCACCTGACGCTGCTCGTCGACGGGGAGGACCGGGCCTTCTGGTCCATGGGCGAAGGCTATCGCGCCTGGCTCGCTGCCCTGCGCGACCTGGAACGCGAGGACTCGGCGGCAAACCAACGGCTGATGGTCGGTACGCAACTCGCTCGCCGGCTCGACGCGATCTCGAAGAATCCGGCAGCCCGGGCTTCGGGCTTCTCGATCGCGACGCGCGCATCGACAGGTGCGGGTGTCTCCCGGGAGTGCGTGCGCGAATACACACCCGCATCGCGTGACTGCGCATTCCTGCCAGTCTCATTTGCGCCTGGTACGGCGCCCAGTTGCTGGTCCATTCCAGCGTGGCACGGCCCCGCCCAACAGTTCCATCACGCTTGGCGCATCGTGCGCGACGCCTCGGGCGCCGCAACACGCACGCATGTGGAGTTCGTCCAGGGCGTCGCTGACCTTCCCGCCTGGGCCCGACGAGCGCGTCCCAGCGTCTGCCAGCCGATCGATGTCCGGCGCGGCAGCCTGAAGGACGCCGCCTTGGCGAGACCGGGCATGAGGACTGCCGCGGAGGAGGTCAGGGCGATGGCACTCCTCGTGGAAGGTGGGATCCCAGCTCCCGGAAGGCCCGCGGTCGCGAGCCTGGACCTGATCGAGCAACGCCTCGCCTTCCTCGATGCTGCGATGGAGATCATCGAAGGCGCGGAAACGCAGATCGAGGCCGTGTTCGGGAGGATTTCGCCATGAACGGTTCGAATAGAAAGGCGCTGTGGGCGCTCACCCTGCCGCTCACCCTGGTTGTCGGAGGGATGGCGATGAGCGGGGAGGTCCCGGTTGGCGGTGGCGACCTCGTCGTCACGGTGCCGCCACCACCTGCCCTTGGTCCGGACCTGGCAGGAGACGGCGTCTCCAGGGCCGGCGCAATCCGCCGCCGCACCTACCGCGCCATCGAGGAACTCGGACCGGCAGTCCTCGAAATGCTGGATGGCCGTGCGACGAGGGTCGAGGCTGCACGGGCCTGGGACGCGATGCGGCCACAGCTGGATCGCTTGGTCCCGTGGCTTGGAGGTCAGGGCATCCTCGTGGAGGTCGAGGTATTGCGACAGCGGATCCCGACCGAGGGGCCTCAGCAGACGCGCTTCGAGCACATGTCCCTCGTGGGGATTGGATCGAGCCCTGATGCCGTGGTCGGCGCACCCGTACGCCCGCCTACGCTTCGGCCGGGCTCTCCGACAGGATCCTCTCAAGGGCGTGCTCCGGTCGGCAATGACCGACGATACTGGGTGACTTCGAACGAGAACAGCTGGTTCCTCTGGATCAAGGAAGGCCCAGACGGGTTGGAGGTCCAGGAGATCAACGGACTGGCATATGGAGTGCTGTCGGCCAATCGGCGAAGTGTGCGAGCTGTTGGCATCGCCAGGCAGGCCCTGGAAACGCAGCAGGAGGTGGAGCGTATCGCTGCGCTGGAGCGCGCGGTGCGGCATGCGCCGATCGAGGAGGCAGCGCGACGAAATGCCGAGGCGGTCCTCAGCAACGCCAGGGAGAGCCGTCAGAAATTGCAGGAGGTCAGGGAACGGCTGGCGAGGGACCTGCGGCGCGCCGAGCGTGCAGCAGCGATGTTGAGCTTCCTCGACAAGCTCGAAACTGGCCTCTCACTGGCAGAGAAGGGGCGTGCCCTCTTCGCACAGTTCGGCGACGCGGTTCCGGCCGCGGCCCGCAGCGCCAGTGACGGCGAAACGCTGTATCGGGCGGTGGTATCCGAGCAACTCTCGCTGGAGGACGGGAACCTCAAGCTGCGGCAGGAGATCCTTCGCTTCTCGAGGGATCTCGATGGTTCGAACATCAGGCTTCATTCGCTGCAACGCGATCTCGATATTCCTTACCCAGCGCGAATTCCGTGATCTCGCTTGCAATCTCTTCGCGACGGCAAGAGTTCGTTGAAGCTGCCGGCGGAGCACTCGCACATGCTCACACTTCCATCGTGACCACCGGCTGCTATCGTCGCCGCAAGGGGACCCGGACCCGAAAGCGCGGGGACCGCCGGAGACGCTGCACGAGGGGCAGATCGAGGGTGGTGGTGGGAATGGCGGCGACCCCGCTGGCGCCTACCAGGCCGGCCGTCATAGGGCCGGCCGCACGGTTGGAGGCGGGTGCGGAGGTGACACCGCACCCGCCATCCGGCTCATGGCACACGCCGCTTAGTCACCTGCACCGATAGCGTTGCCGATCCGAGATCGAAGGTCGCGGGTGAGATGTTGTGCGCCATCACCCGGACGGTATTGTTGGACCAGGCCGCGGCGTCGAGCTCGATGAAGCGCGTCGACGAGGCGAGCGCGGTATGGGCAAGGTCTCCCTGCCGTGCGCCGTTGACGGTGACGTCGAGCAGACTGGTCGCTCCAGGGGCCAGCGATGGCAGGTCCCACGCTACCTCCGCCGCGAACTCCCGCTGCCCCACCGGCAGGGCCGGCGTCCCACAGAGCAGCGCCGGTGCCGCCTCCGGCAGCCCATAGAGCCGCAATGCTTCGACCTCGATCTGCCCATCGAAGCCGACGATGCCGATCTGCGCGAAGGCAACGCCTGCGCCAAGCCTCACCGTCATGCGTTTGTTCAGCGACGCGTCGGCCATGGCCGCGCCGCCGGTCCAGGCCTTGGACGGGACGTTCCACAGCAGCGTGGTGATGGAGGCCAGCGCGTCGCCGGCGATGTTCTCCCGCACATTCATCGCCGCGTCGAAGCAGCGGACGAAGACGCGCCCGCCGTCGACGCCACCGACAAGGGAATGAACCAGGGCGAACTCCTTCGCCTGACTGCACTCCACCACGAAGGCCAGCCCCCGCTGCGCCTCGAGGAGCAACCCGCGCGCGGTCGGCGTGATGTCGTCCAGCCCATTGAAGGACAGCCCGGCGAGGTTGGTGGCGCTGGTGGTCGAGGTGGCGACCACCGCCAGCCCCTCGACGCCGATCTCGGTCGCGCTGTGCCGGAAGGCCTGGGCCCGAACATTCGGCACGGCGCCGTGCAGCCGCAGATGCCGCGACGCCGGGGCGCGGTGGCGGTTGAGCACGGTGTTGCCGCAGCGGGTGGCGGTGGCTGTGTAGTCGATGCCGACCTGGTAGGTGTTGGACCAGGCGACCTCGTACTCGCAATCCTGCGCCGCCGCGGTGTGCCGGGCGACGATCGGCGAGCAGGCCTCCATGCGCAGCGCCCGGCCGATGATCGCCGAGCCGCTGGTCTCGTTGAGGAAGGGGATCGCGACGTTCGGATCGAGCTGGCGCAACTCGAAATTCGGCGCGTCGAAGACGTGCCGGTTGTGGTTGTTGTAGGCGCTGTCCGCCTTGGACAGCCGGATCCCGAAGCGGTCGATGGTGGGGTTGATCCCGGTCGCGATCGCGAAGTGCCCGCCGTAGTAGCGGATGGAGGTGTTCCAGGCGGTCGCGGTGGCGCAGCGGATATCGAGGCCGATGCGGTTGTTGAGGATCCGCCCGAGGTGGAAGGTGCTGTCCTCGACGCCGCGGCCGTCGCCCAGGGTGCGCATGCCGATGGTGAAGCCCGACACCAGGCGCAGCTCGACCACCGAGGCGTCGATGTTGCGCACCAGGATGCCGATGTCAGCCTCGTCGAGCCAGTCGGACTGGATCTGCCGGGTGACCTGCAGCCCGGCATAGTGCTTCTCTCCGTTGCGGACCGTGCCGCCATCGCCGAGCGTCAGCACGGTCGCCGGGGCGCTGCCGGTGTAGCGGATGACGCCGTGCATGATCAGCCCGCGGGCACCGCCGCCGAGGGTGACACCGGCGGAGACGTTCCAGGTGCCGGGCGGGATGACCGCGAATTTCTGGTCGGCCGCCGCGCGGTCGAAAGCCGCCTGGATGGGGGCGCGATCATCGGCGACGCCATCGCCGAGGCCGCCGAAGTCGGAGGGCAGCACCGTCTCGCGGTCGCGCAGGTACTTGGCGAGATCGGTCTTGCTGACCGCGGTGTCGAGCACCAGCAGGTCGTCGATGCGGGCGGGCATGGAGGATTCCCCTACAGCGCGGTCGCTGTCACCGGCCCAGCCAGGGCCGAGACGTTGCCCTCCGCCGAGACGGCGCGCAGCCAGTACCAACGGGTGTCGCCGGCGGTCAGACCGGTGCGGTCCCAGAAGAGCCCGGTCGGTTCGTCCGGCAGCTTGGTCGCCGCGGCGAGGCTGTTCGTGCTGGCCTCGAAGACCTGCAGCCGCACCGCGTCGGAGGGGAACCCGCCGGAGAGCCGGATCCCGCCACTGATGCCCGTCGCCGTGGGCGCCGCCACTGCGGCCGGGACGAGGGCCTGCCGCCAGCCCGACACCGCGCCACTGCGCGCCACGGCGCGCACCCGGAAGCCGGTCGGCTCGGCGGTTGAGATCGCAGCGGCGGTGGCGCCCAGCGAGCCGCCATAGCCCTGCCAGGCCGCGACAGAGGCGGGCAGGAACTCCACCTGGTAGCCGGCGAGGTGCGAGGAACCGACCGCCGCCCAGGACACGGCCAGGACGGCAAAGGCGGTCGCCTGTGGCGTCTCCACCGTGATGCCAGCCGGCGCGGCGATGACCCCCGGGTTGGGCAGCACCACGGCGGGGTTCGATCCGGTGGCGCGCTCATCGACCGCCGGGTTCCAGTCCCACACCGCGGCGTCCTCCTCCTCCAGGGTGAGATCGACGCCGCCCTCGGCGGCCAGCGACCAGGCAGTGACGCGCGCCGGGAAGGGCGTCAGGCGGTCGAGGACCACCGTCGCCGCCTCCCAGGGCCGCAGCCGCAGCGCCGAGAGGTTGGCCGGGAAGGCCACGGTGCGCTGGCGGCGGTTGCGCTCGAGCTCAAGCTTCATCAGCCGCTGGACCGTGCTGACCGAGGTGGTGAGCGGGAATTCGAGGTCGCGATAGATCATCTCGCCACCATCCTGGGCGACGTAGTTCGACGCGAGCAGCGGCGGCGCATCGGTGGGCTGCCAGTTGGCGGCTGGCTCGACATAGACGGCGCGCACCCCGTTGAAGAGATCGCGCCGCGGCCGTGCGCCCTGGATGGTGACGTCGCCGCGGAGGTCGTCCGAGGTCAGCGTCGCCGCCGGCAGCGCCGGCGCGCCGGCATGGATGAAGAACCGCCCGCCCGAGACCACCAGGGCGCCGGCCATGGCGGCGGCGAGCTTGCGGGTGATGGCGATCTTGCCCTCGGCGAGCGACAGCACGCCATTGGCGGTATAGCGGCGCTCGTAGACCCCGGCCCGGGTGCCGACCAGCTCGTCGCAGATGTTGGCGGCCGCCATCAGCGCCGGGATGTCGATGTCGGACCACGACGCGCGCCAGCCAAACGGCGCAGTGAGGTACCAGGCGAGCAACAGGGCCGGGTTGTCGGTCCAGCCCGTCGCGCCGCTGCGCGGGTCGAGGATGGTGTCGGCGCCCTCGACGATGGCCGCGATGTTGGGTGGACCGGCGGGGAAGGCCTCGGCGGTGAGCTTGAGCCGGACGGCGACATAGGCGCGGCCGCGGCCGCGATGCGCGCTGGTCCACTGGCCGCCGGTCTCGGCGATCAGATTGGTGTCGGCCGCCTGGCCTGGCTCGCCGAGGTGGCGGTCGATGCGGACCAGCCCGGCAAGCGATCCATCGCTCTCGACCTTGTCGCCGAGGAACGCCTCGCCGATGGCGCGGACGCGGTGCGCGGCGAGCACGACGACGGAATAGAAGTAGCCATCGGTGCGGCCCTCGTCGTCGGTGGTCGAGTGCAGGAAGACGATCGGGCCGGACACCTTGCAGCGGCCGAGGACCAGCTGGTGCTCGGTGACCGGCTGGCGAAAGGCCTGGGTGCGGCCGGCGCCGGGCTGGCCGGCGTCGAAGCCGGCGATCGCCGCCGCCTGCGGGCTGAGGCTGGCCTGCTTTTTCTGCTTCTGCGGAAAGACCGACTGGCCGATGGCGGAGACGATGAAGGCGGCGCCGGCGCCGACCACGGCGCCGATGATGCCGCCACCAACCGCGGCGGAGGCGATACCGGCCGCGGCGACGGCAATGAGGGGGACAGCGGCAGGCATCGGGCGCGGTCCTCCGAGGCATCAGTCGATGCGCCAGGCGGTGATACAGGTGGTGAGCGGGGCGCGGAGCAGGCCCTTGGGACCGACGAAGGCGGCACGGCCGCCATCGACCACGACGCCGAGCCGCGGCGGATCGCCCGCCAGGACGACATCCCCCGCCCGCGCGAAGGTCGGCGGGATGCGCGGGAAGCCGGCGCTGTCGGCCGTGGCCTCCAGTGTCGGCAGGCTGCGCCACCCGGGCCGCCGGCCGGTGGTGGCCATCACCGCGGCGAGGGCAAAGCGCCCGCAGTTCCAGCTATGCGCGTCGAACGGGCGCGTTTCCGCCGCGGCAAGCAGGGCTGCCAGCCGGTCGTGCCAATCCGGCAGCCGAGCCATCAGTTGGCCGGCAGCCGGATCTCCGCCTCCTGCAGGGCGGGGACGAACTCGAAGAAGCGGTCTCCCGGATACTCGGCCTGCTGGTCGGCGTCGGTGTAGCGACGCACCTCGGCGCGCTCGAGGTCAACCAGGCGGCTCTCGCAGGTGAGCGAGATCCTGGGCTCCGTTCCGTCCACCACCTGCATGGTGTCCATCAGCCCGGCCCAGAGCGGAAAGGGGTCGGCGACGAAGGCGCCCTCGGCATCGAGCAGCGCGCCCCACAGCCGCGCGGGGCGGAGGCGGAAGGACTGCTCGGCCAGCGCGATGTCGACCACCTCCTGCGGCACCGGTGACAGGGTTAGCGTGATCCGCACCGCCCGGAGCTCAGCGGTCTCCTCGATGTCGGAGACCGCGCCGATGGTGCCCATGCCCTCGTAGGTTACGCCGGCCCAATGCAGCGGCCCGAGGCCGGTCCAGGCGCGGATGGGCCCGGAGGCGAAGTCGAGCTCGACGAGGACCACGGGGGTGGCGACAGGGGCGGTGGCAGCGGCCGCGGCCTGGGGCGAGAGGCGCGGCGTGGCGGCGATGCCGTCTGTCATGGCAACGTCTCCTCGAGGCGGATGGTGATGGCGGTGAAGCGCCCCGGCCGGGTCGGGTTTATCCCCTCGTCGTCGGAGGCGAGCCGCATGGCGACGGTGGGCGTGGTCAGCACCAGTGGCTCGGCGAGCGAAGCCGCGGCGCGCAGCGGTGGGGCGATCGGGATGGTGGCCGTGCCGGTGCCGGAGGCCACCACCGACTCCGTCGCCATGTAGAGCCGGCCGGCGAGGCCGATATGGTCCCCGGCGCCGACCGCCACCGCGTTCGGCCACCAGCCCTGGGTTTGGAGGGAAAGGGCACCGCGCGGGGCACCGGCGGCGAGTGACGGCGTGCCGCTGCCCACCACCAGCCCCGTCCCGTCGGTGAAGATGGTGGCGTCGGAGAAGGAATACGGTCCCGCGGGCACCTCGCCCTGGCTCCGCGGATCTCCGGTGCGGTACTCGCGCCGCCAGTCCCAGATGCGGATGGTGTTGGCCGAGCCGGCGAGCGCCGCCAGCAGCCCCTCCAGCAGGCCGGCCTGGACGCGGTTCAGCGGATCGAAGCTGGCCTCGGCGATCCAGCGCGCCCCGTCGCGGCGCAGCACCTGGGTGGCGCGGCTGACCGGCGAGACGAAGCGCAGCGTGTTGTGCTGCAGGTAGAAGCTCAGCCGCGACGGCCGCAGCGTGGCGGGCCAGGCGTATTCGGTCATGCCGATCCCTCCCCGCTATCCGCGCACGGTGTCATAGGCCGCGCCGCCACGGCGGATCGCATCCAGCGTCATCGCCGAGGCCTGGCGGGCGATCTGCCCGGCCAGCAGCCGCAGCCGCGCCTCGACGCCGGCGTCCGCGCCGCGGGCGTCGATCGTGATGCTGGTGTGGATGGTCGGGCCGCCCCCGCCCGGCGCCACGCCATTGGGGAGCACGGTCCCGGCCTGGCGTGGGACGAACCATTCCGGCCCGCGCTCGCCCACGACATAGGGTTGGCCGGCGGCGACCGGCCCGCCCTCGGCGCGGAACAGGCCGCCGATCGCGGCACCGATGGAATCAAGCCAGCTCCCCGCACCCATGCTCGACAGACCCGCCGTGACGGCATTGCCCAATGGCTCGGTGATGACCTTGCGCGCGAGGATGCGGGTGATGTCCTGCAGCAGCCCCTCCAGCACGGAGGAGAACTTCTCGCCCTTGACGATCGCGTCCTCGAAGGCGCTGGAGAAGGTCAGGCCCAGCTCGCGGACGGTGTCGGAGGTACGCGAGGCGCTCTCCTCGACGCGGCGCTCGGCGCGCTCCAACTCCTCCATCGCCGCGACCGCCTCGCGCTGGATGGTCTCGTCGGGCACCGCCCGGCCGGCCCGTTCCGCCCGCTCCACCAGGGTGGACAGGGTGGCGAGGCGGCGCTGGTAGCGCTCATAGGCGGTCTCGTTGTTCTGGATCAGCCGCTCGCGCTCGCGCAGCAGCTCGTTGAGCTCGCGCTCCGCCTCGCGCGCCTCCCGGGCCCCCTCGGTACTGGCACGGCGAACCGCGGCGACGCGCGGCTCCAGTCGGCGCAGCGCCTCGTCGCGCTCCTGCAGCGCCAGGGTCTCGAGGCGGGTGCGCTCGGCCGCGGTGACGCCACCGGCGGCCTCGGCCTCGCGCAGGCGGCGGACCCGCTCCTCGTACTCCCGGTTGATCCGGAAGCGGTCGTCGAGGTCGCGGGTGAGCTCCTGGACATCCTGCGTGGCACGGCGACGCCGGGCCTCGGCGGCGGCAGCAGCCGCGGTCTCCTGTTCGCTGCGCTGGCGCTCGCCGGCGGCCTGCTCGCCGCGCGTGATCTCGGCCTGGAGGTCCGTGTATTGCCGTCGCAGTTCCTCCAGTCGGGCGGCGCGATCGACCCCGGCCTGCTGCTCGGCGGCGCCGACCAGGCCGGGACGGATGCTGCCGCGGCGGACCGGGGCGGTGAGGCTGGCGCGGCCATCCTGCTGGCTTTCCAGCCGGGCGATCTGTGCCGCCAGCGCCTCGGCTTGGCGGCGCATGCCGGCGAAGCGTTCCTCCTCGCTGAGCATGCCCGCACCCTGGCGGACGCCGTCCACCGCGCGGGCTGCGGCGGCGAGCGCCCGAGCCAGCGCGTTGGACAGGCCGATGGCGCGGTCGAGCTGGCCGAGGAAGTTCTCGGTCGCCGCCGTCAGCTGCCCAAAGGCGCGGCCAAGGGAGAGCGGGGCGCGGTCGAGTTCGGCGCCGAGGCGTTCGGTGGCGCGTAGCAGCGCGGGAAACACCCGCTCGGCGGTGAGCTTGCCCTCGGAGCCGAGCTTGCGCAGCTCGCCGATCGAGACGCCGAGTTCCTTGGCCAGCCCCTCGGCCAGCAGCGGCATGGCCTCGAGGATGGAGCGCAGTTCGTCGCCCTGCAGCACGCCCGAGGCGAGCGCCTGGGCAAGCTGCAGCGTCGCCGAGGAGATCTCCTGCGTGGAAGCACCGGAGACGATGGCGACGCGCTGCAGGCCGCCGACGAGGCGGACCACCTGGTCGGAGGTGGCGCCGATCTCCCGCGCGGCGATCGAGAAGCGCTGGAAGGCGTCGACGCTCTCCGACACCGCGACGCCGGTCGAGAGGGCGTTGCGGTACAGCGCCTCGTAGACCGCACCGGCGCGCTCGACCGAGCCGGTGGCGTTCTGCAGGCGGGAGAGGCTCTGGGTGAGCGCGTCGCCGGCCTGGACCAGGGCGCGGGCGGCCACCGCCACGCCGGCAAGCTGGATGCCGCGGGTGGCGACGTCGAGCAGGTCCAGCGAGCGGGAGGCGCGCTCGGCGCCGCCCTTGATCTGGTCGAGCGAGCGTTGGCCGGTCTCACCGACCTCGCGTAGCCCGGCCTTGACCCGGGCGGCGTCGTCCAGCGAGAGGCGCACCGAGACGCGGCGGGTTGCATCAGCCATTCGGCTTTCCCTCCCCATCGCGGCGGGCGGTGGCGCCCTCGGCCATGCCAATGCGGATGGCGAGCAGCAACTCGGCGGCGGCCCAGCCGGCGGCGCCGAGATCGCGTGCCGCGGCGAGCGCGCCGGTGGTGTCGAGCATCAGGCCAGCCATGGTCGCCTCGGCGCAGGACGTTCCGGCCGCCCAGCAGGCGTGGCCTTCGAGGCTGATGGGAGCCTGCGCAGCATAGGGGCAGGCGTCGGCGCAGTCGCGGCCGAGCGCGGCGCAGCCGCGACAGTAGTCGGGCCCGCGGCCGAAGTGCCAGGCGGCGCGGGCCCTCAGCCGTTTCCCTCGGCAGCCACCGCGGCGACGGGAGCGGTGGCGCGATCCCAGAAGGCGGCGGCGATGTCGTCGAGGTCCATCAGGCGCTCGACCGCCTCGGGCGAGAGCGGCAGCTTCTGGCCGGCGGCGTCGCCGACGCCCTCCCAGGCAGTCACTGCGTGGCGGGCGAGCGCCTTGACCAGGAAAGCGAAGGACAGGCCGCGCGACATGTCGGCGTCGATGTCCGGGTCGGCGAGGCGGATGGCGGTCAACCGACGTGCAGCGGCGGCCTGGGCGGCCGCCATCACGGCGGTCGTCACGGGGCGGATCTCGACGCGCACGCCGCGCGGCAGGTCGAGCCAGTACGGCTCGGCCGGGAGGTCGAGAGTGAGCATGCGATTCTCCTTGTGCGTGAGTTGAGGGAAGAGGCCGGCCGCAGGGTGGCAACAGCATGCGCCTTTCGCATCGCACGCAGGCTGTGCGTAACCATTCCTCATAAGTTAAGTTCGCCAGGAGTCCTCAGTCACGGGAAGCCATGACGTCCACCGAAATCCGACGCACCTTTTTTGATCTCAGCGACAAGGACGTGGATGAAGCTGAGAGGACGGCACTGATCCGGCAGTTTGGGTTCGGCAAGGTCTCTGACTGGGACAATGTACTAAAATCGCGCCTTATTCTCCTGCTCTCGGAGGCGCAGTCTGGTAAAACCCATGAGTGCAAAGCTATGCAGCAAGCCTTATGGGAAGCGGGACAGCCTGCGTTCTACATCGAGCTATCTTCGGTCGCCTCACAGCCTTGGCGGGAACTTCGGTCGCCCGATGAGACGGATCGCCTCGAGAGGTGGCGATACGCAGAGGCCGAGATCGCCACGATCTTCCTGGATTCGGTCGACGAGTTGAAGTTGACGCAACGGGGCTTCCAGGCCGCGCTGCGGAACGTCGCGAACGACCTACAAGGTCAATTGGCCCGCCTCCGGGTCGTGCTCACCTCGCGCCCGCTGCCGGTGGATCGAGACCTCTTCTTGAAGACGTTCGCTGCACCCAAATCGCCTCCGCCGCTCAGTGAGAGCCCCTTCGTTGCGTTAGCCCTGGGGGAGACGCGCGAAAAGGAGAAGACGGACGGACCGCCTGAAGTACGGTTCGTCTCCCTGATGCCACTCAGATCAGCGGACGTTGCAAAACTGGCGGCGAGCCGTGGGGTCAGAGACACCGCCGCGTTCCTGAAGGGCCTCGAGACGTCCTCAATGTTGGACTTTATGCGGCGCCCGCAGGACGTGATCGAAGCCGCAAGCGCATGGAACGAATTGGGTGGGAGGTTCGGCACGCATGCGCAGCAGGTCGAGCTCGATATCAAGGTTCGGCTGAAGCCCAACGTCCTGCGCCCGGACAGGCAGCTTGAGGATGCAAGTGCTTTGGAGGGGGCGAAGCGGCTCGCCCTCGCCGTCGTCCTCACTCAGCGCATGACAATCCGGCACGACGTGAACAACGACCTTGGCGATGCGCCGCCCGTAGTGGATCCCGCGGTCATCCTGCCTGACTGGCGCGATGACGACCGAAAAGGACTACTGGAACGCGCGCTTTTCGGCTTCGCGAGCTATGGTCGGGTAAGGTTCCACAATCGGCTAGCATTCGAATTTCTGGCCGCATGGCGATTCGCTGACCTAGTCGAGGTCGGCATGTCACGAAAGGCGTTGCGACGCCTGCTCACCGTGCAAACCGCCCAAGGGTTCACCGCGATCCGTCCTTCACTGCGCGAGGTAGCCGCCTGGCTTGCTTTACGGCAGCGGTGGGTGTTCGACCTCGTGGTTGCGTTCGACCCGGCCCTACTGATGAACCTCGGCGACCCCGGCAGCCTGTCAGCAGAGCAACGGCGGGAGGTCTTGGCTACGTTCATCGAGCGGTTCGGCAAGGGTGGCTGGCGCGGTCTTTCCGTTCCGCAGATCCAAGTCCACCGGCTTGCGGACACCTCCATGGCATCGATCATCAGCGCTGAGTTCGACGCGATCGAGAATCCGGAGGTGCGAGAGATACTGCTCGACCTGATCGGTGACGCTCGTCTGCACGACTGCGCACATCTAGCGCGGCGAGTTGTGTGGGACCCGAAGGTCGAGCTGCCGGAGAGAATTGACGCGCTTAACGCGATGATTGCGCTTGAGGACCCCGACCTCCTGCAGATTGCGGAGGAGTTGCGCGTCGGGCCCGGCCGGTGGGGTCAGGATTTCGCGCGATCAGCCATCTACCGGCTGTTTCCGCAGCACATGTCGGTCAATCAGTTCCTTGCAGTCTTGAGTTGGGTGCAGGAGACCCAGCGCACTGGCGCAGAGCTGTCTCGCAACCTTCCTCCTCGCGTTGAGGAACTGACGGTCGAGCGGCTCGAAGAACTGCGCTTCGGGCTTACACCGCTGGTCGAAGATGGGTTCAGCCTAGACGTCAACCTCCGCACTTCCAGGAACAAGCGTCCACATCTCGTCCATCTGCTGGCCGCAACCTGCGCGCTGCTGCTCGGCGCGGGCGCGCTTTCGGCGTCGCAAGCGAAATCGGTCGCCCTAGCGGCCGAATTGGCGCGCGGCATGAGGTCGGACGACGCGATACCTTCAAGGCTTTCCGAAGCGGTCGCCTCGGCTTTGCCGGAGGTCCGAGTTGCCCTTTTCGTAGAGCATGTCGCACTCATGAGAAGACTGCGACCGGAACGGCCGCGGCTGGATCTCTTTATGGAGCTTGCTTGGCGAGGCGCGCTGAGGTTGAGGGAAGACGATAGCGCATGGATGCGGGAGCTTTTGTCGACCTCGCATACCTCGGCGGATCTCAGGGCCGCGGCGTTGCTGATGGAAGTATTCGCTTTCACTCCAGAAACCGAAAACCCCAAGGCCTATCTCGAGAGCCTTAGGCCACTCGTATCCGACGATACCGAACTCGCCGCATTCTTAGAGGAGCGCCTCAAGCCGCCTCTCAGCAGCAGAACAGAACGCCGCTGGGCCGTCTGCAACGCACGACGCAAGCGTCAAGAGGAGCGGCGCAAGGCGAAGGACAAAGCGAGCTGGGTCATGTTTTGGCGAAACCTCAAGGATGATCCAGACACTGCGTTCAGTCCTGAGCACGCTGAGAACACCGCGTGGAACCTCTTGCAGGTGATGGCGCGCGGGGGGGCTCGGAGCAACTCCTCAGGCTGGGACCGCCAACTGATGGAGAAGCATCTTGGGAAGCAAATCACTGACCGACTTCGGTGCGCCCTGATTCCGTTGTGGAGGAGAGAGACGCCGCTGCTGCCGTCTGAACGCCCCGAGAAAGAACGCAACATCTATTTTCACCGCTGGACACTCGCTTTGGCCGCTATTGCTGCAGAAGCGGAGGACGCCGAATGGGCCGCTCGCCTGAAGCCTAGCGAGGCGGAGACCGCGGTCCGATATGTGCCTCTGAGCAGCTCCAACTTTCCGGCTTGGCTGGCTCCGCTAACTGCGGCCCATCCCACGACAGTGGAACGCGTGCTCGGCGGCGAGGTCAGCTGGACGCTGTCGTTGCCGGCGAAGGCTAATGCGCGATCGATCTTGCTGCAGGACATCCAGTACGCGAATCCTGAGGTCGCTAGGCTGTTCTTGCCGCGCCTCCGGTTATGGATCGAGTCTGACCCAGACCAGCCGGCACCGGCGGACGACGCCAGTGGCGCAGCGGATCGGCTCGAGCAAGTGATCGAGATCCTTCTAAAGTTTGGCGACGGCGCTGACAGGGAGGCGATCGGGACGATGGCGTCGTCTGCTCTTGCTAAAGGAAGCAGCGAGCAGTTCTCCCGCGTCTTGCTGCCGGCGTTGTTCGAAGTAGACCCGGAGAGGGCTGTCGAGCGGCTAGAAACCATATGCTCCGATGTCAGTGTCTCCCGGGAGAGCGCGGCTGTGGAATGGTTCGCAAAGCTGTTCGGTGGGCTTCATCGCGGGCAGGGCGTCGACCTCAAACACCGAGGAATGACAGCCGATCTTCTTCTCCGTCTCCTCCGGCTCGCCTATCGACACGTCGAGCGCGAAGAAGACAACGTCCACGAACGCAGCTATTCGCCAGACACGCGGGATACTGCTGAGACGGGTCGCAACATGCTGCTCAACGCCGTGATCGAACTCGGTGGCGCGGACGGATGGAAGGCCAAGCAAGACATCGCAAACGAGCCGGAGTTCGCGCATCTTCGAGAAAGGCTTCGCGCGCTGGCGATGGAGAAGAGCGCGAGGGAGGCGGACAACCTGGCGATGCGGCCCGAGGAAGTGCGCACACTCGACGACAGGCGGGAGCCGGCACCTCGATCTGCAGCGGAAATGTTCGTGCTCATGCTGGATCGCCTCGATGATCTTCACGATCATATGCTTGAGGACACTTCGCCTCGCGAGCTCTGGTCGTCCATCAAAGACGAGCGAGTTATGCGGCGGGAAATCGCGCGCTTTCTGGAGACGCATGCCCGTGGCGCCTATTCGATCGCTCAGGAAAACGTAACCGTGGACGAGAAGGAGACCGACATCAGGCTTCGTTCCCCAGTCAGCGCGATCGAAGGTGTCATTGAACTCAAGGTCGGCGACAAGGACTATTCAGGCACGGACCTGAAGGCGGTGATCTCGGAGCAACTCGTTAGAAAGTACCTGGCGCCCGCGGGTCGTCGTGCTGGCTGCCTCATGATCACGCGAGCAGAGCGCGACGGCTGGCAGCACCCCGACACCGGCGAGCATCTCGACTTCGATGGGCTTATTGCGATGTTGCAGGATTCGGCGAAGGCAGTTCAGCGAGGGTTCCCCGACGAAATCCACATACAGGTCGTGGGCCTCGACCTAAAGCCGCGGCTGACTACGGAGCGAGAAGCCAAGGTGGGTAAGCGAACAGGCCCGAGGCAAAGGGTGAGTCTGAAATCCGGAACTAAGAACTGATGGAGGTCGTGCGCGACGGCGACCGCGGCTACTTGGCGCAGCTTGCCGCATGCTTCGAAACCACCTCCCTCCTCACGCAGCGCGCTTGGCGTCACGCGTACTCCGTCCCCGCCTGCTGGTTCTTCAGCACCGCTGTCATCATGCGCGTCGCCGTCGTGTTGTAGGCCGCGCGGAACTCGAAACTGGCCTCGACCCCGCCCGGCCCTTCGACCGGGGTCTTGGCCAGCGCCAGATACACCTCGTGCAGCACGAAGGTCAGGCTGCGGTTCGCGTCGATCGTGTAGCCGAAGGCGAACTCCGCCGGCGCATTGTTCTGCGCCTGGGTCAGCAACGTGGTGTCCGCGAAGCGCGCGGTGATCTGGCCGGTGGCGCGCGCGATGCCGGGATCCACCCCCTCCACCTTCCGGTCAGCGCGGATGGTGCGCACCATCTCCATGCCGTTCGCGTAGGTCAGGCGTGCGCCGGTCACCTGGGCGAGCGCGGCGCCGTTCCGGCTGATCGCACCTTGCGCCTTGTGGAAGGCGGTGTAGGCGGCGCTGGTCGGCGTGCCGCCCGAGCTCGAGGCACCGCGCGTCGAGCCCTGCCCCATCAGCCCGAAGGTCGCCGTCGCTGGGCCGGTCGGCGATAAGTCGATCTCCAGCGTGTCGGCGCGCACGCCGGCGCAGAGATCGTAGTTCGGCACGTCGGGATAGCCGATCTCGACGCTGTTCGAGGGCAGCGCCGCCGCGCCCGAGCCGAAGCTGTGGATGAAATTCGGGCTGGTGCCGGTGGTGGTCGGCGGGCCGAGCAGCAGGCGCAGCCAGTGGCCGATGTTGACCAGATCCACCGGGACCACCGCCTGGCCCTGCACGGTGACGGTGTCGAGGAAGGGTGCCGCCGGATCGCGGCTGCTGCCGACGCCGATCACATCGGCATCGAGCAGCGGCTGCTCGGCGCCGAGGTCGCAGGAGAGGAAGGGCATACGCAGCCAGTCGCCCGCGGGCGCGGTGCCGTAGGTCGCCTCGGGGATCATGAGCAGACGGCAATTGGCGCCGATGGCACGGGGCAT